CCCCCATTACCGCCTCCCGTCCCTGGCGTGGATACGATGATCTGATTCCCACCGTCACCCCCTTTTCCTGTTATAAAGCAGCCAGCATCTATTTGGATCTCAATCGAAAATCCGGCAGGTATTGACGACCAATCGCCCATCTCTATAGCGGGTGTAGATGTCGAAGTAGATCCTATTACTGCGCCAAGCTCGACAACAAATATGGCTACCGTTGTCGCTGTAGGCGTTCCAAACACTGAGTTGAACTTGTCATACAGATTTACGTTAGTTTCATTTGCGCTAAAATAAATAACTTCAGTTGCGTCCGCTTCATCGTCCGGAGCTACTCCGCCATACGTGTATTCAATTGCAGAAAATTTATAATCGTCCGCCTCGCTTGCGCTAGTGATTTGCACTGTTACATCTTTAGATAGACCTGAAAAATCAGTAACGTCTCGATGATTAAGAGCTATATTTTTACCGACCCAAAGCCCGTTCGAACCATCCGAATCTTTTGCATCTAAGCTAAAATTAAACGCTCTAGGAATATCAGAAAATCTACGTCCAATCATTTCAGATAGTTTTTTAGCGCCGGATTTATTCGCTGAATTTATCCACCTTGACGAGATTGTTTCAACGCTATTTGATTTATATTTTGCAATCGAATCGGTATCAATTCTAACGTAGCTTTGTTGATAATTCCCGACATCATCCAGCTTTTCGACGGGATTAAACTGTCCGTAATTTATAAAGACAGTCGAAACTCGCATTTCTGTTTTATCGCTCGTTGATAAATTTATAATGTTATCATTTGAATTCAACGCCGCCGTGGTTGATGGTGGCGCTTTTAGTGCGGTAAATTGAATTTTTCTAGATCTTTCATCCCACCATAAATAATGCGGGGCGGCTTGTGACAACTCTTTTAATATTTTGTTTACGTCGGTTGGCTTAACAATAATTCCGTCTAACAAATAAGACAGATAGTTATCTGTTTCAGTTGCCCAGACTGATGCGTTTATAAAGCTTGAGTTTATGCCAAGAAAGTTTATTAATAAGTCTTTGACTATCTCATCAACTCGTCCATTTGGGTCTAATCGCATTTCATAGCATTGCTGAACAGTGCCATTGATTGCATGAGTTGTTGCTACTGTATTATTTTGTGCGCGCGTCAAAGTTAGCACGTCGGCAAGTCTAGTAAATGACATGACCTCTTTATTGATTAAAACTTTTCCGCTTGCTGCATACTCTAAGTTTCCAACTCCAGCCGGTATGAGTGTTGCCGTGGTGGCGACGGCGGTCAAACTGGCTGATAATGATCCGGTGCTCGGTGCTGGCACTTGCGCTTTTTTTGCGCTAGCCAGTTTGAGCGGGTCTTTAGCTGTTAGTCTTGCTGTTCCGTTTGAAACACTTAGACTATTTATTACATAGTGTCGCGTTTGGAAATTGGCAGCATCATAAGAACCATCATCATTTAAATAACCACTTAAGACGCGCATATCTCGAAATTGATAGTCTGGATTTCTTGCGCGTAATTTAGTCCAAAAAGTCCCTCGCTCTAGCGGGTCATAAGTTCTTTCGTCATAATAAGGGTCGATATCAATATCAGAACTAGGATGATCAACAAGCGTTACACTCGCAGAAGATCGAACGCCAAGCCCGCCTTTCACATCAATTACGGAGGGAGACACGCTAACACTTGAGATGCTCGGTATTGCATCAATCCCAACGGGGTGCGGTGAGCGCGATGTGCAAAATCTATACGTTTTGGCGTTTTTTGTATCTAACGAGCCAGTAAAGGTAAGCGTTTCATCAACAACGCCGGACGACGGTTCTAGTCCTATCGTGTCATCTGTTAGAGAATCAATCTCAAAAGTATTATTATTTGCTGAATTTTTAAACCCTAACGCGGTTACAAAAGATCCAGACTCCATTCCATCGCCTATAAATGAACCACCGTCAAACCTTTTAAAAGTGAACGCTGTCCCATCTACGTCTATTCTTATACCAAAAACTTTGCCGCCTTTACCTCCGTCGTAATTCGCCGTATCTTGGCAAGAAGCGAATGTATTATGACATTTAGCATCACCAGCCCCGGTTGCTGCGCATGGAGATATGCCAAAATTCAACGAGCAAAAATCTAAGTCAATTTCTACAACGTCGATCCGCTCTCTTGAGAATTCTGTTTTTTTAGAATCAAAACTCATAAATCACTATGCGCTCTAACGCTCATTGTTGCCGACATTAAACGATGCCCACCACCCATATTTGATAGAGATATTTGTGAGTCCGCATAAGCAAATGATACCTCTTTTGGATAGAAATCTGGACGCCACTTTATAAAGAAAGGCTTGGTCTGCGCTGACTTTTTAAAATCAAGAAAATCATTTCTCACAAAATCATCATCTAAATGCTGCCAAGAGAAATTTGACGATGTACCTTTTCTGATTATATTTCTACCTAAAAACTGACCGCTATCGCTAAGCTTAGATTGATATTTAATTTCGTCACCCAAAATAAGCGGTGAGTGGCCGCCGTAAATTGGGACTGGCATTTGTAAGTAAGCGCCACAATAGATAACGCCAATTTCGATATCTTTTGACATTGTGCCTGAAAACAATATTTCTTTTACGTCTCTTGAATCGAAAGTAATCATGACGGGATTATTATCAACAAAAGTTATTGATTCTAAGTCTGTATGAGTTCCTAAATCTGCATTAGATGTGGATATTAGAATCGTTTCTCCAATTAAATTGTGAGCCGCTATTCCGATGTAGTTTACGTCTGCATTAACTGTTAACCGCCATCTCACCGACATCGCCCCAGAAGCCTGTGTGTAACGCTCAAACGTGTTCGGGACTAATGCCTTATCACCGGTTGTTATGTTTGATGATGTAAGCAAGTTGTTATAGCCGATTATTGCCCCTCGCGTCTCATTTTTATTAATTGTTATCATTGAGCCTTTCCCACATGTCAGTTTTTAACCAAGGAAAATGATAAGCAAAAGACTTTTCGCTTGTAGTCGCAAACCACACTAGCTCAAATCTAGTTACAGTCTCAAACGATATTTCAATGCCGCCTGATATTTTAATCCTCGGTAAAATTATGATATCTTCATAGCGAGTAAACGCAAACCATATTAAAATTAATTTGTTAAATCGATTCGATTCGTCACAAGGCTTTTGCTGTTTTCTCACTAAAGACCAAATGCCAAACGGTGAAAATATCCACAATAAAAATAATAATTTCATTTAAAATCCGTATAGCCTAGCCCACAATGACCACTATCCCAAGGCTCTATTAAATAATGACACAGGAAGTAAGATAGCTTAACTTGCCAAGGTTTACCGCTTAACAATAGTCGTCTAAGCCTTTCGGACAATGTTAACTCTCTCGGCAACTCCAGGAACATGACAGACCCATAAATCCAATTAAATAAAACGTCGATTATATAGCCAGCAATGGCAATTGCATACAACGGGTAGTGCAGCCATTTCGGAATTTTTTCTTTGTGTTTTTTCCACGTCATCACGTTAGCGAATAAAACCCACAGTACAAAAAAACTAACTACGCCGATAATTATAAAGTCCATGATTTCCCCGCGAATACTTGTAACGCTGATAGATTGAATGGTGTTTTATTTCCACCTTCATCAATTGAATCAGTCATATAATTTAATATTTTCGATGGTAGCTTTTCTTCACTTGTCGCAAAAACACTCCAGCTATCAGGCAGCTCTCCGCCGCCTTGAGCTAGTGCTATTCTGTATTTCCGGTAAGGCTTTGAGCCTGCTATTTCTAGCACTTCATAACCAGCGCATTCTAACAATTCATTTTCTGGAATTTTTAATATAATCATAGTAAAGCGACCTCTTGATCGTGGTTAGCAAAATCCCCGTGAAGCTCTGCACGCTTTCCGATGGCGTACCTGTTTGCATCTTCTGGTGTTTTAAATCCTGATTTATAATGGCATTTTCCGTTGTGCCTGATTGACACGCCGTAATCACTTCGACCTTTAAAGCTTCGAACGTTTTTATACCCGCTTGTATTATTATACTTTTTCCCGACATTCATGTGATTTTGACTTCTTGTGCAAGCTCTAAGGTTTTCTATCCTGTTGTCTATTTTATTGCGATTAATATGATCCACAAATTCTGGAAAATAGCCATGATGATAAAAAAATACAAGCCTATGCAGTCGATACTTCTTGCCTTGAATGGTAGCATATATATATCCTGTAGCTTTATCTTTCGCGCCAATCACGCTGCCAACCTTTGTTCTCCTTTTGTTGGTTGGGTTTTTCCAAACAAGATTTCCGTCTTTTGTGTAATTGCAAATATGCCTTAATTCTTTTTTAGATATTAAATCACTCATAACAGACCAACTTCTTGAGCTGTTAATGCTTCGTCGTAAATTGATAGTCTTTTAACGCGTCCAAACAAGCTTTGCAATGTCCCGTTAGAGCTGCCAACAACAACGTTTGTTGCTGACCCTCCGATATTTGTTATTAAATCAGAGTCAACAGATGCCCCGTCAACATATAGCGTTAAAGTATTAGTGCTCACCGTTGCCGTCATTTTAAATGCTGTATTCGCTATTAATGCGGTTGGACTAGATACATTATTAGATCCGTTTTGAACCAGCGGTCTGCCGCTGGTATTATTCATAGCTCTCATCGACCTATATGTTTCGCCTTCCATATTATAAATATGCTGATTAGTCCCTGCGCCAGAAGCGAAAACACCACCAAGATCAAATACCGAGTGTGTCGAATATATACTCCCTGCATTCGGAATATTACCCGCGCTGGGTAAGCTCAAATTATCCGCACTCCTAACCACCGCCGCCCCTTCTGTTCTTATATAACTTGAAGCAAATGGCAAAGCCTCGCATTGTGCGCCCCATAAGTAAACTGATTTTGTGCCATCAACTCTATCAGGATAAAAATAAATATTATGAGCTGCGTTAACAGCGTCCGATGTCATTTTAACAGATATTCTATATACACCGTCACTCATGTATTCATAATTTGCATTGGATGCCGATCCGCTTAAAGTGTTTGTTGATGGGGCGTCGCCTGTCCAGTTTATTTCTATGAACGCCTCAACAGCCGCCCCACCAGAATCATATAACTCAATCCTTGATTGCGTTGAATCTATATTCTTGACAAATAAAGAAATCGTGTAATCTGTCGATGTGTCGAGTGTCACAGACTGTCTAACGGCTGATCCTACTGTTGACGATGTTAACGTATCCATGCTGTGCGTATCATCTGGCGCATTAGAACTGTTAGCTGTAACGGTTACGCCAGACTTTACCCAAACAACATCATCAAACTCTTCACTTCTTAATAATAAATTAGTGCTAGCCCCTTCAATCAGTGCGCCTTTCGGTAATGCGGTTACTGGATCGTATTCATAGCGTAAAGACTCTGTGAATGTGTCTGTCGTGCTCGTTGATATTGATTTGACGTAAGTTAAAGGCTTAACGCCAAGGTTAACTTGTGATCGACTAAGTAAGACGCCATTTAATCCATTTGTAGTTGCTGTGGTTGAATTGTTGTCATCTGCTAGCATTAATCTAGCATCTCCTGAGATCGCACCAGCATCGCCAATCGAGCAATCATAATACCCGTTTCCAGCATCTTTTATAGATGGCTCGCAAGCTCCGTCAATCGTGCCAATAACGCCTAGTTGCACATTAAACCAAGCACCGTTCGTGTCGGCAGCATCGAATATCTTTACCCAGTCAAATCCGCTTGCTTTTACTCTAAAGCTTACATTGTGATCGGCGGTTGTTGCTGTAACCACTTGAGATATCGACCTAAGCGTTCCGGTTGACGATGGATACAATAACCCGCCGCTAAACGTAGTATTTGTTTTAACCCATGCCGCATTGCTAAAATCTTCACTATAAGTTAATAAATTGGTAACGCTCCCGACGTAATCAGTATCAAGGAAAGTTTCGTACTTATTATTCACAATTCGGCGATTAACAAAGCTTGCGCTTGAGCCTCTTGAGTAAGTGAATAAATCATCGAAAGCAATCGGGATTCCTCTTTGCGCAAAGCATTGACCAGCAAAATCCATATCGACCAAAGGCGTTATAGTGCGAGGCATTAAAGCCGGTGATATAACCGTTTTACTAGTTGGTATTGCTGGGCTTGCCTCAGCTACAACAGTTTTACTTGTTGGAATAGCTGGTGCGCTCTCGGCAATGGTTGTTTTAGCCGTAGGAATAGCTGGGCTAGATTCCGTTACCGTTGTTTTGGTGGATGGTATCGCCGGACTGGTTTCCGTAACGGTCGTTTTTCCCGTAGGTATCGCGGGAGTTGATTCTGCAACCGTCGTTTTGCTGGTTGGTGCGCTTGGATCGGTTGGTGGTATAGTTGTAGCCATTTCTTATCCTCCAGCGAATGACAGCTCTACGCCGTCGCCCGTCTGCTCATTTATTTGTCCGATTAATTGCCTAACTTGATCTGAGCTAAACAGTCCAGAGCCTTGCATATCAATTGTTATATTTCGCTGTGTAGTCGCTTGCTGTGTCGTGCCTTGCTGTGCTTGCGGCTGAGATGATGCGCCGCCAACGCCAGCCGATGGGCTGGGAGCTGATTTTCCAGACCCTCTAATACTGTTAATCATACTGGCAGTGTTTGCGATGCTTGCCGCTGTGTATGCCGCCGCCACTACGGGCGCATATGGTCCACCTACAGACATTCCAGCTTGCCAAGCATCAACAGCCGCTTGCTTACCTTTGATGACAGCTTGAACAATTGCTACAGCTTTCATCATTTTTTCAACTTTTTTAGACCCAGACGCTAAAGCCTGAAATCCTGCCTGTATTCCAGATAGCGTTATTTGCCGTTTAACATCTTCTTCTTTTTGCTTAATTTCAGCCATTTTTTCAGAATGCTGTATTTGCGTTAATTCACCAGCCGCTAAAGAAGCATTGATCATTTCTCTTTGTCTTTGAAGATGAGCCAGCTCCATCTCTTCTTGCTGCATAAACCGCAAGCCCATCGCCTCAAGAAGTCCAATTGTTTCAGCTTCAAAGACTTCAATTTCAGACGATTTTTTTGTGCCAACGCCGCCGCCATCAGTTTTATTCTCTTTTTCGTCGCTACGAAGCTTCGCTAATCTTTCGTACTGCTTAATAGCAACATCGACAGCCGCTTTCATCTCTTCACTTGGTCGTGCGTCCAGCAATGACTCGTTAAGTGCTGCATTCGCTTCGCCTACCGTTGCGACCATTCCTTCAGCTACAGCATTAACAGACTTCACAAAGTCGCTATCTTTATCTAACGGCATTAATTCAAAGCTAGTACCAAGAAAATCATTAGACATTTTTATCAGTGAGTTAATATCGCCTTTAACGCCGTCAACCATCCAAGCCGCCGTATTAACCAACCCTGCAAATACTTTAGCGGCTAGAGCCGAAAACCCTAGCGCGGCAACTTCAAGACCTTTAAATATAAGTATTATTCCGTGAACTCCATCCGCGAAAACACCGACCGTATTAATCGCCCCGCCAATTGCTTGCCTAATGAAATTGCTAGCGCCGCCCGCCTCTCTTGCCATAGCTTCAAAGCGATCAATAATCGTCCCGATAATAGGCGCAAGTTCAACGGTTAATTGTTTTTGCATAGCGTCAGTAGATGCGGCGGCTCTATCTAAAGCCTCGCTAGCCATTTCCGCCTTTTCCACGTCAATGCTCGATAAGCCTATTCCTAACGCCTCAGCCTCTTTAGTGAGCGCATTAAATGATTTGGCGTTATCTTGAAATAGTGGAACTAGTCTTGTCGAATCACTTGCTAGAGCTTCCATAAAGAAAGTCATTTCTTGCTGAGATACACCAGCATCTTGAAGCGATTTAATATAAAGACCTAAAGATTCCTCACCAGAAAGACCTTTAAATGCTTCGGCAGTGATCCCAATCTTTGGTGCGATAGTTTCGAAGAAGTCCACCATTGGACCAGCTCCAGAAACAAGAAAATCACCTATTCGATCGTTAGTATCTTTTAGTATATCGCCATATTTTTCTTGAGATATTCCGAACTGTTTTGCAGCAAAAGCGCCGCGCTCGAAAGCTTCAACAGTTGTATTTGCTGCAAAGGCTTGATTTTTTAATTCGCGTATAGTGGTTAGATTAGACTTGACGATAGCCGCGGCTATTCCTGCTGCTGCCGCTACTGCTGCGGCTGCCCATTTACCCCACTTGTTAGCGTTCTCTCTAAGCTGCTTACCAGATAGTTTTAAAGCTTTGCCTGTGGCTTTTACACCGTCTTGAACGCCTTTGGTATCCGCTGTTATTTTGACGCTTAATGCGCCTATTACAGTTTCAGCCATTACAGCACCTTAACGCCTTGAGATTCTAATTCTTCTCGGCGCTCTTCAAGCCTTAAATAATCATCTTCATGGATATTTCCAATCATTTTAGATCGCTTTGCCTCGTGAATTAGTTCTAGTTCGGCGATGGTCATATTCCAATATTCGCTTGGGAGCACCCCGTAATGACACACCATCGCCTGATATACGCTATCAAATGGATATTGCGTTATTTCTTCCTTGCCGATCTCTTTTTTTTTCCAACGCTTTTGAAGTTTGGCAATAGCATCGGCGTGATTTCTTGCATGACAGATTGAAGCGCATCCATATCGGCGCTATCACCTAAGCCTTGATAAACATCATCCCAGGCTATTTCTAGCCCAGACTCTTCTAATAAAATCCAAATCAGCTTAGATATTTTAACGATAGAGACATTGTCTTCATTACTGCTAACAAGCTTTAAGATGTTGACCTCATTGTCAATACGCTCAATTAGTTGCATATTAACAATGATTTTTTGATCAACGCCGCCCCATGTCAGCACTATAGGCTTTCGAATAGCCATTAAACACCCGCTACCCAAACCGGAGTATCGCTTGATTTAAATGTTGCGTCCCACGTAGCGCCAGCGTTAGACTCCATGCTTATATTTGGCCCAACCATCGTAACATTTCCCGTTATCGTCGATCCGTCTGGGAACGTCCAAATCATCTCCATTTCTTGTGATGCTCCGAAATACACGCCGACCAGCTCTAGATTTTTTAAAATTCCGCTCATTGACACTTCTAAAGATTTGACGGCGTGATCTGAACTTAACTCTTGCCAGCCGCTTGAAGCGTCATCTGTAATATCTAAAGGCTCCCCGCCAAGGCTAATATTTTTTGATAAAGTGCCTAGAAGAGCCGCGCCACCAACGGTAACCGTAACATCGCGCCCTTTAATTGAAATACCCATTTATAAATCCTCGTAAGTGATTAAATATCGTTGTATGTTTTTTCTAATCTTCGACTCGGCGATTGTCGAATCAAAGACTTGCTTAACATTTGTTATTGCATAAGTGGTTGTATTTGTAGCCGCCCATCTATGCAATGCTGTGTAAATTGTTTTTGCTATATCTAAAATCTCTTTGCTACCACTGTATTTTGAATAGCTGATAATTTGTATTGTTAAATCAAAATCGGTTGCATCATCCATATCAAGTAAATCTTGATCCACAGGCTCAATTTTAATCACAGGATAAACAGCCCAATCTTGCGGAATTTCATCAAAGCAATCATAATCAGTCTGACTATTAACTCTGTCGAATATCGCTTTATAGATTTCGTTCACTTGCCAGCCTTTTTAACTTGAGATTGAACTGCTTGCTCCATCCTTTTACTAAAATTTTTAACTTGTCTTTCTTTAGCAGGCTCTAAAAAAGGTCTATTTTTCTCAGTTTCTAAAACAGCCCCGTAATCTACATTCGTTCCAACGTGCGCAATCTTTGAACCTTTGCTGTGTACATGCGTTATACTTCCAACTAGCCGCCCTTCGTCCGTATTAGGTGCGTCTCCTTCCCTAGATGCTATATGTACAACATTATTGCTTTTTCTGTACGCTTTGCCTTTTGATTGAGTGTTAAGCGATTTAACCACATCATTCTCAACGTCAATAGCGGTCGATAATACAGCATCATCAATAGCCTTATCTAAATTCAACTCAAAGTCATGAAGTGCTTTTTTTAGTAATGCTTCGCCTTCTACGACTGTCATTAGTCGCTAACTCCAACAGCTTCAACCCAAACACCAAAATCCATCAGGACATTGCTTTCGATAATGTCGTAATCCTTACCAGCGTATTCAATTGTCATTGATGAATCTATTCCTGCAACATATTCAAACATAAACTTCTTACTATTGTTTGATGTTAGTCGCCCATCATTTTCAATTTCTTTAGCAGTTAAATTCTCAGCAAACCCCGTCACAGTCGCAAAAGTTGTTTGATGCTCGCTTGAGCCACCTTGCCCATCATCTAGCTGTAAATTCTTTTTAAATGTAAAACTAACCGCCGCCTCTGAAAACGCATTGTCAACAAAGCCGCTAGCAAGTTCTTGAAAGTCTGACTTTAACCCCATTATGCCCTAACCAACTTATTGGTAGGCTCTAATAAATCAGATAGCCATCCCATAGCGCGATCAAGTCTAACTGTTTGATTTGCCCCACCTTTGAAATAACTAACCGACAAACTCCCTAAACCCTGGCTTTGAACATCTTTTGAAGCTTCATTAACCTGTAACTCCAATGTGTTTGCCGCTATTGCTAACTCGCATTGAGCGTTAATTAATTCCTGCGGTATTTCATCGGAGTTAATTGTTCGCCCTCGTGAATAAACGCTGTATCTAGGAAATGCCAAAGACTGCACATCAGGGCTAACATAAAGCCCTTTGTACTTTTTAGACTCAAGATAGTCCATGGCTTTGATAATTAAAACTTCTCTCAACTCTACTGTTGCTGGATAGGTGAATCCTCGCGAATCAGCATAAGCAGTAAAAACCGCATCCGTGATGTACGAGTTAGCGCTAGCTATAATTGATCCATCTTCAACAATTAAAGCCATTATTTAGCTAGCTTCGCATCTTTCATTGATTTAGCGACATCAGCATGAACAGAAGCGGTTAGCTTTCCGTCTTTCGCTTTAAAATCGATACCGTAAAGCCTTAACTCTCCAGACTCTTTGCCATCAATCTCATAATCGTTTAACGTGATTTTAACTAGTTTTTGCTCAGACATATTGACACCTTTTGAAAAAAATGAGGGGCTTAATTACCCCCCCCCAATAAGATTAGTTATTGATTGAAGTAAGTCTTGCTAAACCTTTACGGTTAAACAATGCAAAGTTAGAATAAGACTTAACACGTGCAATCTCTTCATCAGCCGTTTCTTTAGCGCCAATCATTTGAACATCAATACCCATTTGAGTGCCGTTAGGATAAATCATTGAGCTACCAACTTTCTGAGTACCATCATCCCAAACGCCAGCCCATACAGAGGTTAAAGCGCCACCTGTTAAAGCTGCACCATTGGCTGTTTCTGCCACTGATAAATAGTCATTTTGGAAAATTGGTATCCCTTCGTAAACAGATACGTTTCGAGATGTACCGTTAGGCATGGTGAAAGTCATCGTTTCATTAATGCCGCCTAGCGATCGGACTAACGCTTTGTAAGATCGGATTGTTCTTGATGGCATCTGCAGGAAATCCACCTCACCATCTTTAGACTTAACTAAATCTAAAAGCTCGTCTAACAAAGTGAATGAGATTGCTTGACCTATGGACGCGGTAGTATATTGCCCAGCGTCACACAAAGTATGGAATGAATTCATGTTAGCGCCTGTAGCGTCACCGGTAGCTATACCAGTTTGCAATAATCGCCCTACGCTTTTTGCTTTAGATGAAATCTCAGCCTGCATTTGATCAACGCCAGCACTAGACGATTGAGCCGCGACCAAGCCGTTAAGCTCTGCATCACCAATAGTAGTAGTTGCTGTGAATGTTTGCTGTGTGAATGTTGCCGCCGCTTTAGCTGTGATCGTTCCACCAACCGCTAAATGCTGAGCGTCGCCTAGAGCGTTTTCCCGATTATGGATAAAGCCTTGCCCGTCATAGCCAGACCAAGGGATGGCAGACCATACAGGGTTAGTAGTGATAATATCTTCAGCAACGCCAGAGATTAAATCATTTTGAATAAGCTTTTGTGCTTCTGCTAGTGTTTGAGTAGCCATTTAATATGTACCTATAAGTTGAGGCACATATTTGTGCCAGAAATTTTACTTTCTAGCACCGCTAGTGATTGAATTTATACCCGCCGGATATAATATAACTGTAATTTTATTATACAGCTAGTACATTGTCAATTTTTCAAAGCTATAAGCCCGTCTTTGATTTTGTCCGCTGCCGTTCGATTGTCTGCGCCTTTGTGACTTTCGCCGCCTTTCCCGTGCCCGCCCGATGACGGTATTTTAAATGACTCTGGAAGATTCCCAACGAATTCATTAATTGTTAGGTTTCCGTTGGAGCCGGTTAGTATTTTGTCGCCATCTTTGGCGATCACATCATCACCATCTAAAACAAAGGTCGTTCTAATTTGCGCTAAAGCTGCATCCCTTATTTCTGGGTTAATCTTATGTGAATCAAATGCTTTTGTAGCATCCCCATCTATTTTAACTTTTTTGGTTAGCGCGTTTAGCTTTTCCGTCGCGCTCGTAGCGGTTGAGTTTGCTGCCTCAAGTTTTGCGTTGAAATCAGAAACGAGCGTCTTTGTTCTTTCGTCAAAAAGCGTTTCAATGTCACCCTCGTCAATAAGCTTCTTATCTCTAATTTGCTGCTCTTTCTGTGATAGCTCGTTGAATTTATCTATATCAACATTCTCAAACTTTTTAAGTTCTTTACTTAACTGAATGTTAGTGTCTCTAAATTCATCTAGTCGAGACTTTTCGACAACCCCTTCAATTGTGCTTTTATAGCCTTCGCCGTCTTTTTTGTAAAGGTTTTGTAAAGGCTCATCTAGTTTGCTGTATTCGTCGCTTGATATTCTATATTTCATGGTCAATCCTCCGGATCGGTTTTACCCCACGCTGCGGGGTATTTCTTTTTAAGTTGCTCAAGATTGAGCGGTGAAGCTTTTCTATCAATAAATTTATCTAATGTTAAGCCGCCATCTTTCCATAGCTGATAACGCTTATCGCCTAAAGCGTCCTTTTGAAATGATACCGGCTGTTTTTTTAACCAGTTGTTATAGTTGTCGTAACCTTCCACGACCTCACCCATTATAACAGCTGCTGTTGTCGATCGACAATTAGGATGAACTGGAGGCATTTTTCCTTTACCTGTCTCGAATATCTGACCAGATAAGCCCTGGCAAACCGTGCTAGTTCTGCCGTCTAAAACCGAAACCCATTCATACCCAGTCACTATATCTGGGTTAGCCCTATAAATCTCGTCTTTAGCTACGCTAGATAGATGTGATAATGATGTTCTAACAAGCCGACTTGCATCATTTCTAGTCAGCTGCATGAGTCCGTCCTTCTTCCCAAGCCGGTTAGAGCCAATAATTCTATTAACTATCTCCGAATTGCTAGCCCCCTCAAAGAAGCCCATCGACACCGAATCACGGATAAATTTAGCGTGCTTTTTTGTGAAATCTTTTAAGGCATCTTTAAGCAGTCGATTATTAAACGGCCTGCTATATGCTGCAATTCTCATCCTTGTCAAGGTTGGAGCTAACGCGTTAAAGCTTTTATTGACTGAATTAATGACGCCTTTACCAAATACAGCCTCACTTTCAAGAAAAAAATCAGCTTCTTTTAGAAATTCATTTGTCCACTCAGTAAAGATTGTATCAATTGCGTTATTGATAGCCTTTAGCTTTAACTTGATCCGCTTTTGTGATCTAAACGAGTTAGACACTAACAGTTCATCTTTTAGCATTCGCTCAATACGCAAGAAGAAAGGCTTTAACTTATTAAATTCACCTGTCTTGTAACGCTCTATATAATGCGCGTGTCTTATGTATGAGTCTCTACTGCTCAAGTCTATCTACCTCGTCTTGTGCTGTTTCGCCTTTTTGCAGCCCTTCTCCCTTTTCAATTTGATAAAGAAAAGTCTCCAAAGATATGCTTCCGCTTAAATAAACCTGTAGCCACGCTGTTAGCGTTTGCGGATCAATCTTAATATCTATAAAGTCACGATTAACAGCAAATTCTGGGGTCTCTACGCCTGACCAATCAGCAATTATTTCAAGTAATGCGCTCATAGATGTATCAATAGTATTCGCAACAGTTGATAGCGTCGCTGTCTCGCTAGATGCGTCTATCCTTGCCGTTTCAGCCGCTTTAACCCCGCCGGAATCGCTAGATAGTAACTTAGCCCCAGCACTTGCCATTGCTGAGATAACGCCTTTCATTTCTGTATCGATAGCCCCAAGTCCTGCGCCTGAAAACTCTATCAGCTCAACCCTTGCATCTGTATCACCAGACACATTAAAATCGCCACTGCCTACGCTTATTTGTTTATCGTTTCCTTCCGCGTCTTTAAAATTACCAAAGGCAAACCATGTAGGGAGTGCCGTCCAATGAAGTCCATGACGTAAATCGACAGACAATCTAAATTGAGCCAGGCTAAGGCTTGTTAAATCTAGCAATATCGGATCGGTATCGGCAAAACCTAAACCGTCAACATTAGAATAAATAAACGGGATGGAGCCAAGAGGCTCACCTCTATTAGTGGGCGTAACAACTTCGTGGACATACCAATCTTTCTTGTTTTTACGCCATACGCGCTGAGTATATGCCCCATCAATTAATAAAAGCTCCAGCAACTCCTCTTTTATTTCTGATTCGTATTCGTCTATTTGTTCATAGTAATTTTGAGAAAGTACGACGCTATTACCAACATTAACAACGCTCTCTCTTTTATAAATCTTAATAACCGCTTTATCTTCCCACTCCACCAAACAGCCAAAGCCGCCAGCTAATAGAAGCTCACCAATCAAGCTAGAAACAAACACGTTTAGCTTTGTTTGATTTCCATCAACATCATGGTTTAAATAGTCTAACGAGTCCACAGCATCCATTGTAGGCGGCTTTCTCATTATCGCCCCTTGCACTGCAACTTTTGCCATTTTAACGGCTGGAATTAGGCTGCCCCTACCGACGTAATCTTCAAACTGCTTTTGGTCGTGGCCTGATAATTTTGATACGTAGTTTTTAGCGTTGTCTTTTACAGTTAATTCGCCGCCGTTAAAGTCTCTAACGAACTTAGCTGTACTTGAATTATACATCGGATGTTCTGAATTTATAGGCATTTTAGAAGCCTCTCATTTTTAAAGTTGAAACTTGTGGTTTAATCACAGGATAATCATAAGCTATGAAGTAGCCCCCAGCGTCATTCATGTGATCTTTATTTTGCTTCTTGTCAGGCTCGCCATTATCGCCCCAAACTTGCTGCTCAAGACACTCAGCATAATTCGGGCATTTATCAGCATTGACCAAGCAATCTCTATTGTTGCTATTATCGCAAAAAGCGGCGTTCATTGCTAATATGCGATCTTTTACAAACGGATTCTTCTTTTTAGCTAACACACTAAACTTAGCTTGTTCGAGCAAGGCTATATCAGTTTTGCTCGCATCGACTGACTTTCTACTGCCGCCGCTGCTGTCCGGATAAACCATTATTGAGCCGCTATAGCGTGATTTTATAATACTAATCATCTCAGGCGTGTCGTAAGCGTTTACTATCTCGTCAACCGCTCTAGGTTTTCCCTTGTCTTTAACATGAACAACAGCCGCCATTTTCCCTACGTTGAAATCCATGCCGATATATACTGGCTCTTTACCATCCCAAACGCGATCAGTATTATTCAGCTTTCTATCGTAATTAGTGTAAATCGTGCCACTTGTTAAGTTGACAAACTCACCCATTAAGTAAGCTTCGATCAATTGTGATGGATAGGTTTCTTTTAATGATGAAATATAATCATCTGGTAAGTATTGCTCATTCTCATAAGTTGATGCCTGAACCATCGAGTAATTACCTTTAGGCTCTTTTTTAAATGTCTCGTAAACAAATAAAAAACCCTCCGGCGTAGTTGTTACACCTATTCCATTTTCGACACCGTCAATCTTCAATCTGAGTCTAGCAATAATCTTTCGCCATGCTTGCGTAGCTTTGTCTTTAGTTAGTACGTCGATTTCATCCACTAACGCTCTTGCTATCTTAAACCCTATTATTGCGCTAGGCTTATCCATTGAGCGACAAATTACAGTGCCGTAGTAAGCGCCATTTCTATATATATGAACTTCTTTGTTGGCTTCTTTAATATCTACCGTGAAGCCTAATAAATTCGCCGCTTCTTCAAATGTTGGGTAGAATATATCTCTTATTGATGGATAACTTACCCCAAAATATCCTTGAACAACTCTTGGGTGCTTCGCTGCAAACAATAGCAAATCAATACACCCTACAAAAGTTTTGCCGCTTCCAAACCCGCCTACATAAGCCCTAAATTTAGTATTAAGCCCATTTAAGAATATGTTTTGTGGGGCGCTAAGGCTGTGCATTCGTTACCTTAATGCCATTAACCGGCTCTGAAACGTTGAAACTTATACTTAACGGCTGAGCATCACCTTTATTGCCAGGGTTTTGTTGGTTATTCCAACTGTCTGGCATTCTGTTGTTTAGCCAATAAATGCAACTTGTCGCATCTGGCGGGTAGTGTTTAATAGTCTCCACAATGATAGGATTGTTTGGATCTCTAGGATTACTTAATATCTTTTCTTCTTTATGTGAGTAACCAAGCGCCCTATGTAAAAGGCTGTTAACTACAGTTTCATCGTCAAATATTCGCTTACCTTCCTTTAGGGACTGTAAAAACTCTGGTATATCTTTCCAGTTGTTTATTGTTTTTTCACAAACATTAAAAAAATCAGCTAATTGTATATCTGTACTACCTAAAGCGCATAACTTTCTAGCCTGCTCTGCAAACTCTTCTTTGTACTTCTTTGGCCTTGCCATTTATCACCCCGTGATAATTTAATCGCCCCGCGATTATTTTTTAAATTGTGCTACCTTCCTACAGCCTTAATATTAACTTCAAGCATTGCCGCGTGCGTATTAATAACGCCTCTAGCTATTGCAAAAGACTTGCCGGCCTTTGTTAGCCCGCTCGTTGCGGATTTAATGGCGTTTATCTGTGCCAGCCCAGCAGATAGCCTTTGAGCGATTACCATTGACGATATAGCTCTAGCTAAATTAAACGGCTTAATATATGGAGTATTTTTATACTTAGCTTTCTTGTATCTTTTTAATGCTTTATTCATATTGTCCCCTGCTCAATAATTATCGGTACAAACCATGTCAATGGATCGCCACTCTCATCAATTTCTATTTCTAATATAGCCTCTATCGATTCGCTAGCTATTGTTATCGATGTTTGAGCGCTTGAAAATTGAACATTTACAACTCGATTTGCCCAGTCGCTCCCTGTGTTTGATTCTGGCACAGCTACGGGAGCGATTAGAACGGTTTTATCAAGCGATGTTATAGACGCTTGAACAACTGCCGAGGTGGGAATGGCTGGCGTTTGCAAATTGTTTATTCTGCATGCGATTGGAAGTTTTGGTGCGTTACCCGTTGCAAATTTAATTAATTTATTCATTTCTCTAAATCCGCTATGTAAGTCGTATTAATGTTAGCCTCAGCTGCTGTGTCAATGTTAGCGTTATAAGCTGTATTAATATTTGCATTATAAACTTTGTAACCTGAGAATATACTTGTAACTTCTTTTGCTAGTACAGTTAGTTTCTTACCAACGCCCGATAAATAGCCGCCAATCCTTGTTAATTGATTTCCTGATACAGCCATTATATTAATCTAGCTGTATGAGTTGCGCCCACTGCTACGGGAACACTTGTAATTGTGACAGTTGTTGTTGCTCCATCATAATCGGTAATATCTGTCACAACGTCTTTTAAAGTGCCGTTATTAAATACTAGTAATCGTCCATTATATTGATCGTTAGTTGTACTAGGTGTTGCACTGTCAACTAAAGCAAGCACGCCTGTTGTAGTCGTTCCGCTTGTAAATGTCACGGGGACACCAGTTGAAGCGTTAGCTGTTATATAGGCTAATTGTGCCGCTGTTGGCGTTCTTGCTTCAAGATTTGCCGTTGTTGCTAGATTTGCAAGTGTGCCGGGTAGCGTCGTTGCTGTATCGACTAGAATTGCATCAACATCTAATTGCATATTGTCCTGTTTTGCTTCTGTT